ATTGCTGTGTGCCTAGACCTCGCCGCGCTCTCGCAGATCATTGAAGCGGTCCGGGCGAAAGCTTCGGCGAGCCCGGAGTCGGACCCTTAGCCTAGGTGATGGCGGCGCTTTGAGCCGTCCACGTCCGGGAGACGTGGGCTGAACTACCTCAAGTGAACAACCCCGCTCCCGCCCAATAGCCAGACGATGGCGATCAGCACCACCAGCACCAAGGCCACCGTCTTGAACGGCGCCTGAAGCGGGAGGACTTGCACGAGGTAGAGCAAGAGCCCCACGACGATCACTAGGATGAGAAGTCCGATAAGGCTCATAGAGGTCTAACGGATTCGAACGGCTAAGGTTCAGAACAACCCGAACCTCTTCCTCTTCGGCTCTACCACTTGGTTCACTCCGTCGATGAGTTCCACCAGCGTGTCGCCGCGTTTGGAGCAGGCAACGATCGCCTCTTCGTATCGGACCTTGAGCGCGTCGTCGTCAGCCTGGGTTCTGAGGGGCGACGTTGGCCCCTTGCACGGCGCTCGAAGGGTCTGGGGAACCGTCAGGTGCGGTGCAGACGGGTTGCTGGCGCACGCGCTCAAGACTAGCGCAGACGATAGCGCGGCGGTCAGGGTCAACGGCTGTAGCCGCCCCCGGCGCTTGCTGGACGGACTGGACGGCACGGTCGGCCCTCTCTCGGATGACGATGGTCTGTTCGTGATAGCGATCGACGGCCTGGGTCTGGACGTCGTTGATCGCGGCTTGCTTCTGGGCGGCTACCACGCGGGCGCGCCACTTGACCGCCTCATCGTGCTTGATCTTGAGAACCGCCCCGCCAGCTAGGCCCAGAACGGCCACGGCAGCGCCACCAGCGAGGAGGAGGCGAAGGGGCAGCCCGCTAATGCCGAGCACTGTGGGCTTCCATCCATTTGAACACCATGATCGCGATTCCAGCTGCCACGATCACCACAGCGGCAAACCCTGCCAGCTTGGCGATCAGGTCGGAGTTGGCGGCCTGCGGCGCGGCCAGGGCCTGGATTTGCTGAGCGCCTTGGATCACCCCAGCAGCAGCCACGGTACCCCCCGCCCAGAAGGTCTTGCTCGTGCTGGCCGGCTTCTCCATCGTGGTCGGGGGCGTCATTCCCACTTGGCGGGTCACAGACGACGGCGGGGCGGGCTCCGGATGGATTGCTGGGTCGCCCTCGGACCACAGCACCACCTCGGCCGCGCGCCGGTTCACTAGGCCTTGGATTTTCCGGCCTGCAGCGTTGACGAACTTCATCATCTCCATCGGCACGCGGTCGAACTCGCGGTTGTTGAGTCGCTTCCAGATCGTCCAGTCGCCCGCGCCCAGGTTGAAGACGAACGAAAGCAGGGCCGCGTACTGCTGGTCCGACAGGCTGTCGATGACGTCTCCCCGGACCTTCTGCGACAGCCGGAAGGCCGCGTGGCCCAAGTCCTGCCGCAGGTAGTCCAAGGCCTTGCTCTGAGGGATGCTGAGCCCCCTGACGACCTCCGGGCCGACGTGGCCGTAGCCGATCGTCCAGATGCCGACCGAGTCCTGATAGGCGTTGAGCTTGCACCCCTCGTGCTCGCTCACGAACCGGACGGCGACGTCGGGAATGGGTCTGGTCATGCGCCCCCCTCGGGCTGTTAGCTCGGCCGACGTCGCGAAGACGGACGATCGCCGAAGCTTCGGATTTCGGTCAGCACGTCCCTGACACCGCTCTTGATGTCGGTGACGTCCTCCTGAATGCTCTCCACTTTGGTCTCCACCACCCGCAGGCGCTCAGAGATGCCGGGCAGACCTTCAACTTGTTTTTCCAAGGCTTTCACTCGCTGCATGAGGCCCCCCCATGCGATGCCACCGCTGACAAGCAGGGTGGCGAATGCGATGATGACCTGACCAACACTCGCGCCGGCCTCCAGGTTCATCGTTGTTTGGGCTCCATGGCGCCCCTCCGCTAAGCTTGTGGACTACTGTTGGCCGTGATGGAGATGGGCCGCCGGTACCGGTCGGCTTCTCCATGGGGCCGGGCTCGGATGGGCGTTACAGCGCCTGTCCGGGCCGAAAGGCGGATCACGGCGCCACCGTGAACGTCCCTTCCGGATAGGCGACCCTCGCCGTGTTCCGGAACGCCGGGGCTTCGTTGAACCCCTTGTAGGTGACGGTGGAGCCTCGCTGGTCGATGTGGGCCTGGTAGAGGGCAGACGGCAGCGTCAGCAGGTAGCCGTTGCTATCGATCACCGCGGCGGTGCAGTTCTGAACCCCGATCGCCGTGGGCTCGCCGACGTGGATGCGATTGCGAGCCACGGTCACCCCGTCGATCCCGCGCAGGAGCATCCCCTGGCAGATGCCCACGATCGTGTTGTCCCGCACGGTGACGTTGATGCAGCGGGGATAGCGGTCGGTCGGGGTGTTGGTCTGTACGCCGTCCGGATGAGCCCCCGGCGTCGGGCTGAACATGTGGAAGATGTTGTGATGGATATCGACGTTGCGGCAGAAGGCCATGTTGATGCCGTCCGAGCCCATCATCCGGAACTCGGACCCGCTCACCTCCAGCCCCAGCACATCGCCCGCCTTGACCCCGGCGCGAAGGCCCTCAGCGACCAGGCCCACGACCGTCACCGCCTCGCAGGTCCCCAGCGAGACCGCGTAGCCATGGCCCGCGACTGTGCCCTTGGCGGACAGGCCCGCGATCCTGATCCCCTTGCTGTTGGTGATCTGTAGGGCGGGAGCGGTATCCAGCGCCGTGAACTTGCCCCCGACGAAGGCGCAGTCCACGAGGTTGCCGAGGTCCCAGCCGGTGACCGTCGCTGCGGTCAGGTCGAAGGTGATCCCGGTCAGCTTGCCATTGGGCCAGGTTCCCGTGCGCCAGGCGGGGAACGCTCCCGTGCAGACCAGCGTATCGCCGAACTTGGCGGCCTTGACGTTGGCGAGGAGAGTTTCGGGGGTGGTGGGGGTGGTGGTCATGGTCAGCCCTTCCACGCATGGCTAGCAGCCCGGGGAGCGGGCTGAGCGGTGCGGATTGTGGGTGGTCAGCCTCTAGCGGAGGCGACGGTCGATCTTGTTTTGGCGGACGCGCCGGTCAGCCATCCAACTGCGGACGCCAAACACCGCGAACAGCAGCGCCAGGGCGACTAGGCCGAAGATGACCGGGATTATCGGATCCAAGGAGACGCCGCCGCGGTGATGAGCAGCATCCAAACTGCAGGAACGGTGCAGGCATAGGCGAGAGCCCCGAGCCGATCCCCCGCCCGATGGCAGGCCATGGACTGAAGCGCCAACGGTCCGGTCAGCGGCCCAAGGACCGCCGCGAAGGACCAGCGAAGGAGGCGCGAACGGCCCATTTGCTCAACCATGGATCGGAGTCTAGGCGTCTTTCAGCCTAGAGTGAATCGGGAACTGTTAAAGGTCTTTCGCCTGTCAGGGGAGCGCCTATGGAACCGCAACCCCGGTCAGGTCGAAGCCGATGATGGTCGAGGGCGTCAACACCGAGGCGTTCGCGGAGGTCTCGGTCTTCCGTTGCACGGTCCATGTACGGGAGACCGCCGTATAGGTGCGCACGTCGTGGAACACGACCATGTTCTGGCCGTTTGCGGTGCCCGGCTGGCGGATGTTCTCGACTCTGTCGGTCGCGTCATCGACCACCTTCAGGTAGGCGCTCTCCGAGGTGCTATCGCCCGACGTCCCCGACATGACCAGGGTGAGCTGCACCGCAGCGGCGGGCGTGTAGGTCATGGTCTGGCCGGCCGTATAGCTGGTTTCGGTGCCGGTGCTGCTGGCGCCTAGGCGATCATGGAACGCCGCGTTGAAGCGGTCGGCGCGGATCGTGGCGATGCCGCAGCGAACCGAGGTGGTGGTGGCGCCAAGCGACGCCCGATAGACGCCGATGGTCGCGGATTGGGCGCTGGCGGCTACCGCGCTCGCGTACTGCAGGAACATGTGCGAGCACTTGTCCCCGCTGGGCGCCCTCCACAAGATTTCGGTGTCCACACTCGCATAGCTCATCCGCACCCGCGGGCCGGACGTGTTGTTGCCGCTCGCGTCGCACCAGCCGATAACCACGTAATCGCCGACCGTGCCGGGGGTCCAATTGTGGGTCACGACGTTGGTGGGCGATGATCCGCTGCCGCCCACGGAACTGTTGTTCTCGGTCGCCGCGTCGTTCGCCCCTAGCTTCAGGAGGGTGATGCGGCTGTTGCGCCCCGTGGCCACCGCCGAGGCTGCTGCCGCGACCCGGATCACGAAGGTTGTATCGACAGGGCTGCCGCCAGGCGCGAAGAGATAGACGCCCCCCAGCACGCTTTGATCCTGCGGCGATGTCGTCTGGATGGTGATGAGCTGGGCGGTGGAAACCGCCGAGCCGTTGACCCGCAGGCTGTGGCTGCCTGACGAGGTGTTGTTGTTGGTGGCTTGGGCGGACCAGAAGACGAGGTACTGAGCGCTCGCGGAAAGTTGCGCCGCCGTCACCAGGAAGGTGCAGACGTCCTGCGTTCCGCCGGAACTCGTTGTGTAGGGGCCTGCGTCGTAGAACGTCAACGCGTAGTCCGGAGGCAGTGCGGCGGCAAACAAGCCCAGCCGCTGCGTGAGAGCGCCCGCCATCAGGTGATCCCGTCGCCGGTCAGCCGCCAGGTCGTGGACGCGACCTTGAGCGCCGTCGCGGTGCCATTCGCCGCCAGCGAGCGCGAGCCCGTTGAAGATCCCCAGCGCAGCGTGTCGGAGGTGATCGCCAGGGTGACCACACCGCCTCCGTTCTCATTCGCGAACGCGATGATGGTCCCAATCGGGTAGGCGACGTTGGCGTTTGAGTCGATCGTCCAGGTGTGGGCCGAGCCGGAGGTGTGGTAGATGTGCTTGCCGGCATCGGACATGACGGTCGTGTAGGTGCCGTTCTGGATGTTCTGCGGAGCCCCGAGGTAGCCGACTGCCGTGGTGGAAGGCGTCGCCGCGGGCGTCATGTTGGCGCCGGCTGAGAAGGTGGCCAGAGCACTGTCGGTCTGGGCGGCAGACCAAGTGTTCGCCCCATCGGTCAGGGCGACCTTGGTTCCGCTGGTTCCAGTGTCCACCGTGGCCGAGGTGCCAAGGCCAAGGCCCGTGGTCCGCATCAGGGCTTGGGTGGTCTGGTTGACCAGGGTGCGGGCGACAGACGTGAAGTCGGTGACAGCCGCCGTGCCTGAGCCGGTGAAGTACGGAACCTTGTCCGCCGCTGACGCCAGGCCCGCCAGCGCCGCCAACTCGGCATCGTAGGCCTGGACGTTGGTCCCGATGACCAGGCCTAGCAGCGTTCGAATCTGAGAAGCCGTAAGGGCCGCCGGGGCCGCCGCGCCGCCAGTGTTGTTGGCGAGGATGGTTTGGTCGGCGATGTTGGCGATCTTGTCGAGGGTCACCGCGCCAGCGCCGATGGTGGTCACCAGCGAACCCGACGTGGAGACGTCGCCCGACAGGTCGCCCTTGGTGATGTCTGTGGCGCTCGTCCATTTGGCCAGGAAGCCGCTGCTGGGCGAGCCGGACGCGGTTACCGTGCCGCCCGAGCCGGTGGCCGTCAGGATGCCGCCTGAGAACGACAGGCCCGTGGAAATCGTAACCGCGCTCCAGGTTGACGCGGCCGAGCGGTAGTAGATGGTATCGGTACCGCTCAACGCCTCCAGCGCCGCCAGGTCGTCGGCCAAGACCAGCGTCGGGTTGCCACTCACCCCATTGCCGTTGCTGACTGTGATGCCAGCCGCAGGGGCGGTAAGCGTCCTGGCCGCGTAGGTCCCGGCGCCCGTGCGCGTCAGGAGCCCCGAGGTGCCCATTGCTGAGAGCGCGGCCAGGTTGGCGCTGTAGGCGTTGAAGTCGGTTCCGGCCTCCAGGTCCAGCAGGCCGCGCATAGCCGCGTAGTCGGCCGCCGCGCCGAGGGAGAGGCCGTTGGCCGAGAAGCCCGAGAGGGCCAGCGTCTTGAAGGCCCCCGTGGTTGACTGCCGTTCATCGCCGGCGGCAACGCCGACTTGCACGTACGTCAGTTCGGTACCGTCGAGCGTACCCGCCGCGGTCATGTCGCCTAGGGCTGTATTGGGCATTGGGCTATCCGGGCAGGAGGAACCTGTCGCCGCCGGGAAGCAGGAACAGGGAGCCGTCTGGGATCAGGAGGAAACCGGCGTTGAAGCCGCCCTCCACCGTGCTTTCGAGGGCCGCCACGCGGCGCATCAATCCCTCGATCTGGCGCAGGTAGTCCGCCTGGGTCTTGTCGTTGTTCAGGAGCCTGAGGAAGCTTCCCGGAAAGGGGATCGGCGGTCTCATCTCAGACCGCCGCCGCAATGTCGGCCCACGACCCGGTGTAGGTCACGCGAACCGGGTCGGAGATGATCAGCCGGACCACGAGGTTGTAGCCGGACCCCAGGCGGTTGAAGACGACACGCGTCCCGTAGGCCCCGATCTGGCCGATGGCGCGGAACACCTCCCCGCCCCAGGTGTTGCCGCCGTCCCACGAGACTTGCAGGATCACCTGCGGGTCTTGTCCGGAGTCCGCGTTACCGTCGCGGCCGACGCCCACTTCCATCTGCAGCTCAAGCCGGTCCAGGCTGAACCGCTTGCCGCCGATGTTCAGCGGGCCGGGGCTCTCCAGCCACTTGACGAGCGGGATGGTGTTCTCGCGGTAGTAGTCTAGCGATTGTTCGTAGATGTGCGGGTCGTTGTAGGCGCCGGTGTAGTGCCGGCCGCGCCAGGCGATGTGATAGTCGCCCAGCACGCGTTCGAAACGGCCCGTCGCGGTGTTGCGCCTCGCCCGCTCGTGCCAGACACCCGTCGCCGCATCGAAGACCCAGGTTTGTGAGGGCTGCTCGCGGTTGTTGACCGTCTCGGAGACGTCCGGCAGGTTCACGAAGAAGAACGAGTGTCCGGCGTCCTGATAGCCGAACATGGTGATGTCTTCGGCGAGGCCGTCTTCCGAAAACAGCACCTTCTCGATGTGTTTTTCCTGCGCGTGGGTCGAGATGCGCTGAGGGGCTGAACCGGCAGGCCCCAGCCGCCAGACGATTCCCTGACCCTCCTCGTTGTGGCCCACCATGACCACACTGTTGTCGAAGCGGCACGAGGCCCGCATCCCAACGGTGCCGTGCTCGATGAACCCCCCCGAGATGCGCTGGAAGGGGTTGTCAGGGTCGCCGCTGTCGTAGTGCCACTCGGTGGACTTCTCCCCGAGGATGATGATCTCCGAATTGACTACCCACGCGTTGACGATGTTGTCGGGGTTGCCCTCGGCAGAGAAGAACGCCAGGCCCATGACCGTCGTCGGGTCGCCCGCGTTGGAGTAGTAGTATTTCTCGGTTCCGCGGATGAAGTAGAGCGTCGTCCCGTCGATGTAGCGGGAGATGTACCCGAGGAGCGGTTCGCTTCCGTCGTTGAGCACCGGCACGAGAACGCCCGTCCCCGGAACGATCGTGTAGAACCGCCCGTCCCCGATCACGAGGGTTCCGGCATTGTCGGAGAAGCCGACCGGGCCGTTGAAGGTGGTCAGCCTCGCCAGGACGGTGAAGGTGTTGTCCTCGTTGATCTCCAGCAGGTAGTTGCCCGAGGCGCAGAAGGCGCGCGAGCCCATGACGTGCATCCCGCGGATCGTCTCGGGAATGGCGTCCAGCGTGATCGTGACCCCGCCGACCTTGAAGAAACCGTCCGCCACGTTGGCCCAGCGAAACGAGCCGGGGACGTGCTTCAGCACGAACGGCGCCTTGGCGTTCGGCCCCATCTGTTCGGGATAGAGGTTGACGACCCGGCCCGACGAGCCCGGCAGGATCT